GCCTTTTGAATAATTTGTAACTCGATTTGCAAAGAAATCAGTGTGTTGTTTTCCAGCTGATAATGAATCGAACCATTTCATTCTATTAATTGCAGCTTTATCAATACCATTAACAATAGGTTTATAACCTAAATCACTCATTTTGGTATTAGTTCTATGTTTAATAAAGGATACTAAATCATATTTTGAGCATCCTTCTAAATCTCCCATTTCATAAACTTTATCTATAAAATCTAATTCTAATTTTAAAGATAAATTAGCAGCATCTTCTATTTGTTTTTGTAATTCAGGTGTATTTAAATGTGGGTTTTCTTTTAATAATTGTCTAAATAACCAACACCCAGCATCTGAATGTAGTGATTCATCTCTGATGCTCCATTCTACTATTTGTCCTACACCTTTTAATAGATTTCTTAATTTAAAAGATAATAAAATTGCAAAAGAAGAAAATAAATTAACTCCTTCTGTAAAAGCTGAAAATATAGCTAATGAACGGGCTCTTTCACTCCAATTTACTTCACCATTATGTTCATCTCTAACATTCATTAAAGTTTCTATTTTAGCCATTGTAGTTTCATCTTCTAAAAACTCACTAAAATCATCTAACCCTAATTCTTCATTTAAAAGAGAATATGCTTCTGCATGAATAGTTTCAAACGCACCAAATGTTACAGCCATTTTAATAATTTCTGGTTTTCTAAACCATTTAGTTACTAAACTTGACCAATAATCATTTACCACTGTTTCAGTTTGTGCAAATCCTTTTAAAATACTCCCAATTATATTTTTTTCTGTTTTTGATAAGTTTTGTTTCCAATCATTTACATCGGCCATCATAGGAACTTCAGTATGAAGCCAATGGGCTTGTTGTTGTTTCATCCAATATTCGTGTGCTTCTTGGTATTCAAAGGGTTTGTAAACTATTCTTTCTTTGGTAATGTCTCTCATAAATTATTAATTAACTGTTTTGTAACGCTTTCATAAATATAGTATATACTATGCATGACTATTCTTTATTTAAAAGAAAATCATCTTTCATTACTTTTAATGCTTTCATATCTTGTGGAGTGAAGTCATTAGCAAATGCTTGTTTAGCAGGTGCAGAACCTTCTGGTAACTCCTGTGGGTTTTCATCCATTTCTATACGGCCTGTTGATGCATCTATCGTTGCATGATAAGTCATACCATCTATACCGTATCTATTTTTCATTAAGAAAAATCTACCTGTTCCATTAATTTTATCTTGAGGTAATCTTGATAAAGACATACAAAAATCTGTAATCATTATCTTATTATAAGAACCTGCTGCTTTATCTCCTTCAATAATATCATCTCTTGCACCTGCTCTATTAACCTGAGAAACAGACCAAACAGGAATATTTAATGTTCTTGCTAATGCTTTAGTTGATACATAAGTGTTATCTAATTTTTCTTTCTCATCTTTTGAACTAATAGTGCTTTTTAATAAATCAACATAATCAATAATAACCATATCAGGAGGATATCCTAAATCAGTCATTTTAGCTATATGTGATTCAATTGATGGAATTGAAGCTTGACCTGGTGTATATTCTTTAATGGTTAAAGAACCTTTTAAATTATCAATATATTCATTAATTTTTTCTTTATGTAAATGGATAGTATTTACAGGTTCATTTATAAAATGAGAATCATATCTTTTACCAACATATCCTTCTGATAATTCTAAGGTATAATGTACAACGTTTAATCCTAATTTTACAGCATGAGCACCTAAAGCAACCATAGTCCATGATTTACCCCCACCAGGTGAACCAAATATTAAACCAAAATCACCTCCACCTAAACCACCCATTAACCTTTCATTAATAATAGACCAAGGAGTAGGTATTACTTGTCTATCTTCTTCTTTATATCGTGCTTCTACTTCTTTGATATATTCATGTCCTATATCTTTATCTTGTCCCGCTTTTAAAGCAGTATCAATCTTAAAACGAATATCATCAAACATACCATCATTTAATAAATCTACAGATTCTACTAATGCTGTTTTTAATGCTTGATTTTTACAGAAACTTGAAAATTCAGATTCAACATATTCTTGATCATCATTAATTATCTTAAAAATTTCTTTTAATTGATCAATAACAGAAGTTTTTAAAATATCATTATCTATTTTTTTAATTTCAATTTTTAAAAAATCTAATGTTGGGGGAGAATGATATTCCTCAAAATATTGTAATGTTTCTTTTACTATCCATTGATGAGCTTGATTTTCAAAATATTTTGGTAAAATTACATCTCGAATATTAAGTGTAAATTTTTTATTTTTAAGTAAAGAATTTAGAACTTTAACTTGAAAGTGAGGTCCATACTGCGATAAACTCTTTAACGTCATAACTTATTTAATCTTATAATTTTGAAGATACGAAAATACTTCTGATAACCAAAATTCTGTGTTAGGTATTCCTCTTCCTAGTAAATCTTTTTCGTATAAACTTAAAAATTTATTCTTTTTAAAATTATATGGTGGTGTTTCAATTAATTGATCAAGTTCTTGTTGATCTGCTTCTAATAATTCAATATCTTCTAAAGACATTAATTCATAATTAATTTCTAATTGTTGTTTAAATAAATGAACATTACCATAAATTCCATGTTCTTCTACTTTTTCAGTTGCTTTATCATAAGCTTCTTTTAAAGTAAATTTTTTATTTGTTTCTAATTCAGGAAAATATTTAAATAATTTTTTTGGACCTAAACCTTTAACTCCAGGTAAATTATCTGATTTATCACCCATTAAACATTTCATTGTAATAAAATTATGAGGATATAAACCATATTGATCAAAAACATCTTGTGGTTTATAAAATTTCTTTTTAATAGGAGAATATACTGTTATTCTTTTATTTACTAATTGTAAAAAGTCCTGATCAGCAGAATATATTATAATATCATCTTTTAATTTTTTAGATAAATAAGCTATAGTATCATCTGCTTCTATTTTATCAATAATAGAAATATTTACAGGTAAAGTTTTTAGATAATCTAATAACCTTAACATCTGGGTAGAAACTGAATCTGATTCTTCCTCTAGAGTAGAAAATACATTAAAATTTGTTATTCTTTTTATTTGGCGATTAGCTTTATAATCAGAATAAGTATTTCTTCTATTTGTAATATTACCTTGACCATCAAATACTAATATTACTCTAGTAGGTCGAATTAATTTAATTGCATAACCTAATGATTTCATAAAACCTACTAAACCCCCGATATGATTGCCCTGCGGATTAATTGCAGGTATAATTGCAAATGATCTTAAAAAAGTATTCATTGAATCAATTAGGAGCACCCTACTGTTTAAATGTAGGGGCTCCAGACTTGATCCCTCGTGCAAGTTATCGAGTATAGTTTGATAGTTTTTATTCATCCGTTGCAGATGGATTTTGGAAATCTTCGGCTTCTGATCCTTCTGTAATTACTTCGAATGGGCCTTCACCTAAAATTCTACCCCATTCTTCTTGATGTTGTCTTTTATATTTTTCTATATCATTTTTCTTTTCAGAAATAAAACCATGAGGCGTAGCTAAAATTTTACCTGTTGTAGTAATACCATTAATATGGTTTTTTTCAATGGCAACTTTAACTTTTTTAGCCCATTCTACTTTTTTACCATCCTTTACAGCATTAATTTTTAATGTACCTGGATTAGAAATGTTACCGAAAGTAACAATTAAAGTAGAATCAAAAAACATAGTATTACCTCCTTTATTTTTCATAATTGGAGGTGACATAGGTCCTATAGGTTTTTCAACCCAAATCTTATTTACAGCAACTAATGAATTAGTATATGGGTACGATTCTTTTCTTGATAATAATATCTCTTGATTAATAAAATTACCAAATTGAGTAGACATTGCACCGGCATTCCATTCATTATTGTTTTTTGCTTTTTCAACTGACATTTGACACGGCACAGATCCAATTGAATCCCATAAAAACACCATATCCATTGGTAAATTACCTTTCTTCTGTTCACTCATTAGATCTGCCATGAATCCCGCGACAGCTTCTACAGTAGGTAATTGTCCTCTATCAGCAAAAATAAAATTTCCATCAACGCCAGAAATTTTACCTTCATTATCTTTTTCTACATCTACTTGTAGCCCCATCATTTGGGCATGTTCCCAAGACCATTTCATCTCAGTAACAATAAAAACAGGTAAAATACCCATTTTTTGAGCATTAACTGCTACTTCTAATAATGCTGTAGTTTTTCCTGTATCTGAATGCCCACGTAGTAAAGTAATATGACCATGAGGAATTCCAGGTAAAGAAACCATTTCTTGCCATGCTGGTGATAGAGGGATCCATTCTTGTTCTTTAAATGAATTATTAGTTGATCCTAATCCTTTAGCTGCTTTAAATTTATCTAAGGAGAATGTCCCCTTAACAGACTTAGAGATATCGCCCCCAAGACTTGCTTTTTTTCTTGCCATTCTTATTAATCTTTAAATAGATCGTCAAACTCGTCTTCGTTAAACGATTCTTTTTGTTTAACATTTAATGTGTAACCTTCATCTTTTTTAGATGATTGATCATTGGAACTACCTACTTCCTCTCCTCCATCTTCTGGGTTTAACCAGTCCTGAAGAGCTGTTTTCATTTCATCATAAGTGTATTTCTTATAATATTTAAATAATTCAGGTTGTTCTTTTAACCATTTTTCAACTGAAGTATTATCATCTGATAATGGAGTTTGTTTTGGTTTAACACGTATTGAAGTTTGTGGGTAAGGATTACCTTGAACTACTTCTACTGTCATATCAAGACCAGAAATTACATCAGTAAAATCACCGTAATCTTCATCAGCAGCATAACTTAATAATTCTTGGTATACTTGTTTTCCAAATTCCCAAAAACGTACACCTTTATTTTCTTCACCACGAACTATAACAGGAGCAAATACTCTCATTTTTGGTTCTAACTTTTTAGCTAGTCTCCAATTTTCGGGTTCAGATGTTTTACGTAATTCTTTTGAGAATTCTACAATAGGATCTTTATCACCAAAATTAATAGGTGAGATCATTGTTCTATTTCCTATTCCATAATGAAAAAATACTTCTTGGAATGGGTTGTCTTTGTTTTCCACATAAGGCACAAATCTAATTTGTGATTTACCTAGTGGAGCTTTCCAAAAATACTGACTTCTGTCAAATTTTTGTTGGGATTGTTGACCTTGTGGGGTCTGAAGTTGTTCTAACTTGCTTGAGATTAATTTTAAATCCATAACTATTTATTGTTTTTAATGTAACTGTTAATAATATAATAAAAATAAAACTGGTAACCAAATAATTTGGTTAAAAAGTGAGAATATCGTGGACTTTTGTATCAAGTCTTTTTAATTCACCCCCAGTGGTTAATAAAATACAATTTCTGTATTCGCTCCAATTTACTTTATATTTCATATCTAAAATACCACCATTTAATTCTTTAATTAAATCATTAAGTGCATTTATAGTATATAGAGTATTAGAGTCTTTTTTTCTATGAAGGAGAATAGTATTATCTAATATAGTATTAGACATATTAAAAGAATCAACGTTATAAGTACAAACGTATTCATTAGTAGATTCTACAAAAAGAACAAATATCTTATTAAATAAAATATCATATTGATCTTTAATAGTATCTACTGTGGAATCTAATTCTTCCTTAGTGGTGAATGTGCAAAATAGTTTATTTGCCAAGTCTTCTAAATTAATTTTTTCTTCCATCATAAATATTATATATATTTTAGAGAATTGTAATTACGGCCATAACTAACTTTTATCACATACCCGTCCATCTCTAATAATTGTTTAATTTTTTGTAAAGTTTTTTTACCATCACCGTTAGAGTAATCAATAAGGAAGGAATCATAAGTGTATAATATAACCTTACTTTGTTTATTCTCCAAATATTCTATCACTCTTTTTAAAGACATTACATTATTATAAGTTTCAGCTGATTGAATAGTATAATTAAGTATCTTATTAGGTGTTGGGTTTTGTATTTGATCTTTAGTTAATACTTTACCTCCTATTAACTTAAGTTTATTTTCTTTATTAAAGGTTTTCCATAAATCATCTACATATTCATTCATTGATTTAAAAAATGGAATATCTTTATATTGTTCGAATACCCCTCCATATAATTGTTTAAAGGTTAATTCTTTGGATTGTTTATATTCTTCTTCTGTTAATTCATCTTTAGAAAAATACATTTTTCCTAATTGGGTATGTACAGAATCTTTACCTAATTCAAAATTAATTAATTTAGCTAAAATTCTTACATGATATGAATCATAATCATATTCAAAGAATAAATCATTTTTAGGAATAAGTGCAGTTCTTGAACCATCGTTTTTATTTAAAGCAGCGAAGTTGACGCCATTGAATGAATTCGTTGGACGAGTGGTGAGATTATATAGATTATACTTAGTATACACTGTTTCTCCACGTAGGAACCACGATTTATCATTATATTTAAAATGTTTATGAAAATAATCAGGATGAATTTTTATTC